ATTAGGATATAGTTTTAATTCAAATGATGAGGTAATAGCAATTGGAAAATTTAATAGTTAACGTTTAATATTTATAATAAAATGGCAGCAAAAGCAAAATCACAAGCAACAATTTCATTTGTAAGAAAACCTAAAGTAAAAAGACCAGGAATTCATGCTAAAACAAAATTTAGCAAAAGTAAAAATAGTAAAAACTATGTTAAACCATATGTGGCTCAAGGAAAATAAATTTATATATTTATTAACATAACGTTATAAATAAAAAAATTATGCCAATTATCCAAGAAGTTACAGAAAAAAAGTTTTTAACAGAAGAAGAAAAAACTACATTAAAAGACTTACAAACCAAAACAGAATCTATAGTAGTAGAGTTAGGTGAAATATCACTAATTAAAATACAAGTTGAAAATAGATATGAAACTGCAAAATCATACCTAACAGAGATATCAAATCAAGAAAAAGAATTTACCAAAACTTTATTTGATAAATACGGAAAATTTAGTCTTGACCCAGAAACAGGCGAAATTATTAAATTAAATTAATATATTCAAATTTTTGCCATATTTATAATAAAAATAATTTATAACAAATGGCGGAAACAATCGTATCACCTGGTGTATTAGCTATAGAAAATGATCAATCATTTATAACCCAACAACCTGTACAAGCTGGTGCCGCTATTATAGGTCCAACACCAAAAGGTAAAGTTGGTATCCCTGTTTTATGTACTACTTATAGTGATTATTTAAATAAATTTGGCTCTACATTTTTAAGTGGTAGTCAAACTTACACATATTTTACCTCTATTGCAGCATATAATTATTTTAATAGTGGAGGAAATACATTACTTGTTACTCGGGTAGTAAGTGGTAGTACATCTTTAGATTGGACTCCTGCTACCTCTTCTTTTATTTCATCATCAGCTTTTTCTGTAGGTTCTCCTTATAATACTTCTCCCTTTATATTAGAAACTTTATCTGAGGGAATAATAATGAACAGCACAGGTCCTACAGGTTCATTTGGAACATTACTAAGTGGTTCAGCTGATAATTTTAGATGGCAAATAGCATCACAAAACATAAATGATGGAACTTTTTCATTACTTATTAGACAAGGAAATGACTCAGATATTAATCAATCAGTTGTAGAAAGTTGGGGTCCATTATCATTAGATCCTTTTGCTGCAAACTATATTGAAAAAGTAATAGGTAATCAAGTTGAAACTATCCGCTCTGATAATGGAGAATACTATGTTCAATTAACTGGAAGTTTTCAAAATAATTCCTCAATTATTAGAGTTAAACAAGTTAACCAAACTACTCCAAATTATTTAGATAATAATGGAGTTTTCCAACCTCAATTTACAGGATCACTTCCATCAACATCAAGTGGAACTTTTGGGTCAGCTAAAGGAACTAACATCCCAACTTCTGCAGGTAATTATTATGAAACTATAACATCAAATAATATCCAAGGTCTTACAGCAAATGCATATACTGAATCTATTTCTTTATTAGCAAATAAAGATGCATACAAATACAATATATTAGTTGCTCCTGGATTAATAAGTTCTCATGGAGCTCCCTCATCAACTGCTATTACACAAATCCAAACTACAGTACAAGAAAGAGGAGATGCTATAGCTATTATAGATTTAGTTCCATATAATGCTCAAATAGGTACTGTAACTTCAACAGTATCAACATATAATACACCATATATGGCTACTTATTGGCCTTGGTTAAAAACTGTTGACCCTAATACAGGAAATCAAGTGTGGGTTCCCGCTTCAACAATGATTCCTAGTGTATACGCTTTTAATGATAGTGTTGCTGCACCTTGGTTTGCACCCGCTGGTATAAACAGAGGTATTTTACCAACTGTTATCCAATCTGAACGTATTTTAACTCAAGGAAATAGAGATACACTATATCAATCTAATGTAAACCCAATAGCAACCCTTCCAGGTGCAGGTATTGTAGTATTTGGACAAAAAACATTACAAAAGAAAAAAAGTGCATTAGACCGTGTAAATGTAAGACGTTTACTAATTGAGTTAAAAAATTATATATCCCAAGTAGCAGATACATTTGTATTTGAACAAAATGATGCAAATACACGAAGTGAATTGTTATCAATAATTAATCCTTATTTATCATCTATCCAACAACAACAAGGTTTAACTAGTTTTAAAGTAATTATGGATGAGTCAAATAACCCACCATCTGTTGTAGACCAAAATCAATTAGTAGGACAAATTTATTTACAACCCACTAAAACAATTGAATTTATCCTTTTAGATTTTAATATTTTACCTACAGGTGCAGTATTTCCTGCTTAGTAGTATACTTTAATAAAAAAATCAATATTTATAATAAAAAAATAAAATGGCAAACTTTACAGTATCACCAGGTGTAACTACTAATGAATTAGATCAAACATTTTTGACAGGACAACCTGTACAAGCGGGAGCCGCTATTATAGGCCCAACAGTTAAAGGTCCTGTTGAAGTACCAACATTAGTAACTTCATACTCACAATACACATCATTATTTGGAGATTCATTCGTAAGTGGAGGAATAAATTATTCATATTTAACTTCAATTGCAGCATATAATTACTTTAATTATGGAGGATCTTCATTATTGGTAGCTAGAGTAGCAAGTGGAACATATACTTCTGCAACTAGTACTTTAATACCAACGGGATCATCAGGCCCAACTACCGGTTTATCTCCATTTACTTTAGAAACAATTTCACAAGGAATTATTATGAATAATTCCGGATCAGAAGTTTCTGGATCTTTAGTTAGTGGCTCAAAAGATAACATACGATTTGAAATTACAAATACAAATACAGGATCTGGTACATTTAATGTATTAATTAGACAAGGAAATGACACAATAAATAATAAAAACATACTTGAATCATTTAATGGAGTTAATTTAGATCCTAATTCAGATCGTTTTATTTCTTTAGTAATTGGTGATCAAAAATTAGCATATAATTCAACAAATATTCAAATGGAATTATCTGGAAGTTATCCAAATAATTCAAGATATGTAAGAGTTAAAGCTGTTAATTACCCCACCCCAACATATTTAGATTCAAACGGAACCGTTTCAAATGCCTTATATACAGGATCTTTACCAGCAAATGGAAGTGGATCATTTGGTGGAGCTACAGGTACAGTTGCCTCAAATGTAGGAACAACAATGTATGAAAATATAACCACTACAACACAAGGATTAGCAGCATCAGATTATGATAAAATGGTTGCCCTATTCGGAAATAAAGAAGCATATCAATTTAATCTATTATTTACCCCAGGTTTATTAAACGACAAACATACCTCTACAGTATCTACAATTATTTCAAATACACAAAATAGAGGAGATAATTTATATGTACTAGATCTAATTGATTATAGTGGCACAGTTGCAACTACTATAACGCAAGCACAAACCAGAAACACATCATATGCTGCTTCGTATTGGCCTTGGGTTCGTATCGTTGATCCTGCAACAGGGAAACAAGTATGGGTACCTGCTTCAACTGTGATTCCTGGAGTATATGCTTTTAATGATAAAGTATCTGCACCTTGGTTTGCACCAGCAGGAATAAATCGTGGAGGGTTATCTACAGTATTACAAGCCCAATTTAAATTAACTCAAGCTAATAAAGATTCATTATACAGTAATAACATTAATCCATTAGCTACATTACCTAGAAATGGTGTTGTAGTATTTGGACAAAAAACATTACAAAAACAAGCATCTGCTCTTGACCGTGTAAACGTAAGACGTTTGATGATTGAAATGAAAAATTATATTCGTCAAATTGCTGATACAGTAGTATTTGAACAAAATACAATAGCAACAAGAAATTCATTTGTAGCTAGAGTAACTCCATTTTTAGAAGGCATCCAACAAAAACAAGGATTATATGCTTATAAAATAATAATGGATGAATCAAATAATGGACCCGCAGTAATTGACCAAAATCAATTAGTAGGTCAAATTTATATTCAACCAACTAGAACAGCAGAATTTATTTCATTGGATTTTATCTTATTACCAACAGGAGCTGAATTTCCTGGATAAAAAATTAAATTATTAAATATTTATAATAAAACAAAATTAAAATAAAAACAAAATGGCAATTTTAAATCCGAACGAAATATTTTTTACCGCGTTTGAACCAAAACAATCTAATCGCTTTATCCTTTATATGGATGGTATTCCATCATTTTTAGTAAAAGGAGTAGGAGGGATAAATGTAGCTCAAACAGCAGTTGCTCTTAACCACATTAACGTTCAACGTTATGTAAAAGGAAAAACTATTTGGGGTGCAATTTCAATGACTTTATTTGAATCTATCACACCATCTGGAGCACAAGCTGTAATGGAATGGATACGTTTAGGTCACGAATCTGTAACTGGTAGAGATGGTTATTCTGATTTCTATAAAAAAGATTTAACATTTAATGTACTTGGCCCTGTTGGAGATATTGTTTCAGAATGGATAATCAAAGGAGCAGTAGTAACAAGTGCTGCCTTTGGAGACTATAGCTGGGACGATGACGGAACAATAGTAAATATTCAATTAGAAGTACAGCCAGATTATTGTATCTTAAACTACTAAAATTAAAATTAAAAATAATTATATAAGCTTCAAC